GCAAACTAGTAAAAATGACAAAGGGGCCTTTCGGCCCCTTTGTTGTTCTTTTCGATTCAAATCAATCGATCTTATACTTCTTACAAAGATCATCATAGATGTGAGTCAAGCTACGTTGGATCTTTGATCGCATGGTTGCTTCCATCTTTGCGCGACGATTCTCAATCACTCGTCGAAGAAAGGAAGTGAGATGACTGTGCAGCCTATCGGAAAAACTAAAATCGTAGTGATAGACTGAGTTAAGGACAGAGACTGTGTTTCTGTCGATGACGATGAAGATCTCGTCCTTTCGAATGTAGTACTTTTCTGAGATCGGCGCCATCAGGATCTCAGAATCAGAGTCAGTAGCTAACAGCTTGATGATCTTGACGCAACTTTGCTGTTCAGCGGATAAGTCGGCCGAGTCAAATGAGGTTGGAAATGAGGAAACTTTGACGTATGTCTTAGAAAAACGATACTTGATCCTTTTTCGAAGGCGTTCAAAGTAGCTCATCACTCAAACTCATCAAGGTTAACCTCATCTTCGCTGTCAAGAATGGCAATGACCTCATTTGAGAGGATGACAAAGTGTCTCTCTCCCTGGTACTTGATGTCAATACCTGCAAATCGATTGAAAAGGACGATGTCGCCCGGCTTAACTAGCATTGGGTTGTGAGACGAACCATCTCCACAAGCAACGACTCTACCAATGTTTGGGCGTTTGACCGCTTTTTCAGGCAGCATGATGCCAGCGGCGGTCTTTGTCTCCTTTTCGCGAGGACGAACTAGGATTCTTTCGTATAGGGGCTTCATAGGGTCACTTGATTTTTTTTGAGCTCTTGGAACTCAACTCGATTGAATCGAAGAGGGGAGTAGTTACTAAAGAAGTCTGTCAAGGCGGTGCGAATGCTTTCCGGAAAGACACAAGTAGCGAGTCGCATCAGCTTGATGTTAAAGACGAGGTGCTCCCTTATCTGATTGAGCTGTGTCTCGTCAGAAGTCTTTGTAACTATACCAATCTGTTCGACACAGAATAAAATTGCGCTCTCATCCAGTGAGTCTAGCTTGTGAATGAGAGAGTCTCCAAACTCATAGCTTAGGGCAAAGATGACCTTCGTTGCCTTTGCTGGCGACATTCCAGCAAGCTTGGGAATGTTGTCCGACTTGTCACCAAGCAAGATCTTGGTAAGGAATTCGTGATGAGGCTCGATCTTCTGCTCGACATAGCCCTTTTCCTTAAGCGCCTTGGTCAATTTCTCCATCGGAGACGAAGAATCGAAGGAATCTTCGAGAGAGAAAAAATCGTCGGTTTCCGAAGATTCAGAGACCCTCTTGAAGAGCTTGTGAGGAGAGATGAGTCTCTTAAACTTGTGAGTCTGCTTTGGCAAGATGAGGACCACATTTTTTCCATTGCCGGTGACCAGCTGTTTCAGGTCCTGATCGACCGAATAGATGATTGTGTCTTCTTCTGACGTCTCACACAAGTGAGCGATGATATCGTCGCCCTCAGTACCTTCAAACCGATAGACGTTGATCCCACACTTTTCGTTTAGGATCGGGGACGGGTGCCTTTATAGGTGAACTCGCTGATCTTTGTCTCTTCGGTCTTAAAGAAGTTAGAGACGTATTCCTTTCTCCAGCTCTTTGAATCAAAGACGACGTGAACCGATGACACGCTTGAGCTAAGAGGAGCAATGAGAGAATTCAAGTAGGTAAAACAGAAATTCCTGAAGGAGACACGAACTGCCTCCTTCAGGATATATCCGTTTTCACTAAAGAGATCGTTGACGTAATACGTGTCACCGACGAGTTGATCACGAGAAGTAACGTTTTTCGTTACTGAGATCGCGACGTTTATGAACGCATTTCCATCAAGAATCAGTCTCATCAGCTATTGGTGCTAGTAGCGGCCGGGTCAGGCTCGGCCGCTGTTTCCGAGGTCGAGGTTTTCTTGATGACTCGGATCGCATTGGCCAACACTTCAGACTCAAGCAGGTTAAACGAACCTTTTACTTGAGCAAAGTTGGCTGACGCAATGAGAATGAAAACCGCCTGGTTGACGTTCATCGTCTTTAGGAAGTTCTCGTATGCCAAGTCGTCAGTGTAAGAAATAGTACCAAAAAGCAGGTTTCGATTACCTGTTTCTTGAGATTCTTGTGAAGCCTGCGAGTCTTTTTCGACTTCGGTCGTGGCTTCGGTGGTCACGTTGTCTGACATGTGGTGTGAGATTTTTTTTAGAGGTCCTTGAAGAGGTCGTTGTACTCATCGTCCTCATTTGAGGAGGCGACCGGCTCTGCTGCCTTGACTAGTGAGCTAAACTCAAGATCGTCAGCCACGGTCGAGGAAGGACGATTTGATTGGGTCGGCTTAAGCCTGGCTCGAACAAGCTCATTCATTCGAGTGTCCTTGCTCTTCTCAAGAATGCGCTCAATGATCTGTCGTTGAGGAATGGTAGCAACGATCATCTCAGCAACGTGGTCGTAAGTCTCGTCCGTCCACGGTTGGTGGAGATACTCATCCAGCTTTGGAGTGTTCTCGGTGAGGAACTTCTCGACGAGCTTTACCGACTTTTCGTCGTTCTTTACCTGAACGAGAGAGTCATCGACCTTGAAGACGAACGGCGTAACGTCGTCCATGAATTTTGACTTGGACCAGTCACGATACTCTTTCGTCTTCATCCCAACGACACAAAGGAAGTCCTTACCTGCCAATAGGTGGTATGGATTGACCTTCTTTGCGGTATCGAGACCGTCGATCTCCTCAGGATTCATCTGTTGATCGATCAACATGTCGATCTGGTTGCGGAACTTAAAGATGAGGATCTTACCCTCAAGGTCGGAACGCTGTGGATCCTTCTTGATGTAGACCGGCGAGTGGTGCGTGTACCAGCGAGAGAAGTTACGACCGAGCTGCTCTGCAAGTTCGGGTTCTTCTTTCTTGATGCCACGAATGGTCGACTCGATAGTCCATAAGATCGACGGCTGATCAACGTTTGACGGACAGTCGACGATGAGCGACTCCTTCGTCAGTGGGTTCCAAAACTTGGCAGTGTACTTTGTGTACTTGCTCATCTTCTTGTCAAAGACGTATGGCAAGAACCGAAACACCGACTTATAGGAGCCATTGTGCGCCTTGGGATCGGGATCATAAACGTTTGGGTCGACTCTCTTGCCGCCGGCCCCTTTCTTGTTCTTCGAGGAGATGTTTTCCTCAGGTAGGTCGAAAAAGCTGCTTTCACTCATGTGGTGAGGTGTTATTTTGAGGTCTTAAACTAAGAGAGAGCTTTGCGGTTTTCACTGGAGACAAAAAAGTGCCCGATAGAGGCACTTTTTTGTCGATCTAAGAGTTAGGTTAGGCCTTGACAGGAGCCTTGGTCTCCTCAACAAGGGCCTGACGAAGCTCCTTTGCCGAGTTTTGGATCTCGGCCATCTTCGTCTTTACTGCAGGGTGCTTGATCGTCTTACGGATCTCCTGCATCTTCTTCTTGAGACGGTTGCCGGCACTACGAACGCCCTTGCCATAGAACTTTTGAGCGTCCTCTTCGGCCGACTCAATGATGGAAAGGATCGGTTCAAAGATCTCTTTTTGAGCAGCGCTCACTTGCTCCTTAAGCTTCTCGAATTGGTTCATGGTTTGAGATTTTGAGGTCTTGTACTCAAGAACCAACAAAGGTTTAGATAGAATCAACTATTTTCTGAACTTTTGGTGAAAATTCGGCGTCAGGATAGGTCTGAAGAGCGTGCTTGACCCACGCGGTCATCACCTCATCGTACTCCTGAGAAGTGATGTACTTTGATTGGACGAAAGGCGCCAAGTAGTCAGAAAAAACGTAGTCGATCGGAATCTCCTTTGCCTTAGCCCTTGCCTGCATGCCCTCAACCATCGACTCGATCTCATCAAGCAGTAAGAAGTAACGCGAGCTCTTCTTTGCTCCATCTCTCTCGTCTTGATCAGAAACCTGAACGTTGAATGGGGATCTCTCTCGACTTGCCTGGTCCAAGTGGTTCGTCTCATGGACGAGAATATCGAGCAGTCTGAGCGAGAGCTCTCGATATGAGTGAGGCTCTTTTCTTGGATCTAGAATGATGTGAATGTCGATCTCTGGGATGAGAAGATCTGCTCGATCGATCCTAGTATTGGCATCAATCGCAAAGCCTTTCTCGTTAAAGTTGAGCCTCTCCCAAGACAGATCATCGAAGTGAGAGTCTTGCTCAAGATTTGGGTTTTCATCTCGACGAAGATGGAGCCTAAGATCAAACTCGAAAGGCTCTCTAAATTCCATTCCAGACATGGTCTGGTAATCTAAGGAGTCAGAAGAACGAGTGGAGCGGATCTTTTCAATCAGCTGCCCGGTGAGTCGCTTGATGAACCTTGCCTTATCGTCTCCAAAACTCTCAAAGACGAACTGCTGGAATGACTTCAGCATCACTTGGAGTATTTGATGAAGGTAACGTCAATGTCGTCAGTGGTTGGAACTCCATCTTTTGCAAAGATCACGACGATATTTGGCTGTTTCTTACCAAAGAGGTCAGCAGATAGCGAGTTTTTGAGCTTCTCAATGAAGGGAACGTCCTCCTTTGCGATGTTGACCTTGCTACCGCTAACGATATCCACAAGATTAGAACGGCGTAGATCCAATAAAGAGTCGGTAAGCTTATTATCTGGAGTAGAAACAATATTGTCCTTTACCCAATCCTCAATCTCGGTCTTTGTTAGAGCATAAGACGGAAAAGAGATTTCTGTGCTACCGTCCGGATACCTCTTCTTCTTTAGATCGTCGCGCTCAGAGTCATCCATGAAAATGAAGGTAAAGGGCTTTTCTTTCTTTGGAGCGGTCGGCGCCTCACCCGGAATGGCAGGAACCGAGCCTAAGTCCTGTTCAAGAAGAAAATCTCGATATGAGCCGATGTACTTTTTCATGGTTTTGCCTTATTTGCCCAGCTCTTTGACGTCTCGTCTGAGGTGATTGGCCCGCCGGCAGCCCAAGTGTAACAGGTGCGAGCCGAGTGGCACTTGAAATGGTGCATCCAACAGTAACCGAGACGACCCTCAGAGTCCTCAATCTCACCAGGCATGCAGTCTAGCATTCGAGGAGAAATATCAAATGCCGCGCAATTTCCGCAGGTCGATTTCTTAGCGACATCGACGGTCGTCTTCCAGTGCTCGGCAATGTGCTCCCAATAGCCCTCATCGGAGAGGTTAAGAGGCCCATACTCGATGTGTTCGGCTTCAATCGCGGCATTGCGATTTTTTGTGTTAAGCTCAAGATCCTGTGTCGCAGGCGGACACTCAGAGATCTTTTTCGTCTCAAGGAGGAACTGGTCAAAGGTGTATAGCTTGCTCATTGCATGACGGCGGCCATGTGATTATTTGCCTTCTTTTTTGTTGGGTGGCACTTGACGCTCTTCATCTTGATCTTACCGCTCTTTGTCTTACGAGTGGCACCGAGTCTCTCTCCAGGCTTGCGGTTTTTCTTGAGAACCTTGTCATCAATGTAGACGCAATAGCGTCCACCGACTTTTCTCACGTCCTCATTGACGGCTTGCACGTATTCGGAGAAGGATAAAAGCATCTTTGGTTATTTATCC